ACAGGCGGGAAGCGTACATTCTTGATTGGGAGAACCCGGACATGTATCTGAACCACCTCGAATATCACTGTGCCGGCGGAGCATTTTCGAATGGTGAAAAAAATCCGGTGAGAGGGGATGGATCCGACAATGTGTATTGCTTTTTTGAGGCGGTGTAAACATGGAAGAACGCATTAATGAGATTGTTAGATTGATTGACACCCAGCTTGCTATTGTGCCAGATAATCCGATAGAGGAATCATACAAGGCAAGGACATTGGCAAGCTACGTACAAGCCTTAAATGGGCTTTTAACGGCTCAAAAATCATATAAGGAGGAAAGTATCAATGAGTGATTTTGAAATCCGTATTCCGGCGAGAAAGAAACAGCCTGCAACTGATAAGGATAATCCGGTCGTGAAAGTATCAACAGACGCATACAACGCACTGGTTGAGATTTATAACGAATCAACTTTATCTATGAAAGATATCGCAAGTTTGCTGATCGTTGAGGGCAGCAAGTATGTAGTGTATGACAAGGAGGAATAGCAATGGCAACACCAGTATTGATTATTGGAAAATCTGGATCCGGCAAAAGTACTAGTCTTAGAAACTGTCAGAATTCCGATTGGAACCTTATCAGAGTATTAAATAAGCCGCTTCCGTTCAAAGGAAAGATTGACGGATGGTTTACAGATGATTACCAGCAGGTAATGAAATGCCTGATTGCATCAAAAGCGGATTCTATTGTGATTGATGATGCTGGATATCTTATCACCAACCACTTTATGAGAGGACACGCTTCTGCCGGAAAAGGCAATGCAGTATTTTCACTTTACAATGACATTGGTGATTATTTCTGGAATCTTATCCAGTTTATAGTTACGAAAGTACCGCAGGACAAAATTGTATATATGATGATGCATGAAGAAAAGGATGATTCTGGAGATGTGAAGCCGAAAACCATCGGAAAACTACTTGACGAAAAGATTTGTTTGGAAGGTCTTTTTACCATCGTTCTTCGTTGTATTGAAGAAAGCGGAAAACACTTATTTGTCACTCAGTCCAGCCAGGGAGCAGTAAGTAAGTCTCCGATCGGAATGTTTGACAGTTTAACTATTGATAATGATCTCGCAGAAGTAGACAAGATCATTAGAGACTATTACGAATTAGGAAAAGGAGAAAACAATAATGCAGAAACCAAATAGCTATGACACAACACAGGCAGCAGGAGAATTTGAACCAATTAAACTCGGCGGTCACAAGATGGTAATTAAGCAGGTGTCCGAGCGTCAGTCGAAACCAGACAATGAGGGAAAAACTAAAAATATGCTCGTTATTCTGTTTGATTTTGCCGACGGTGACGAACAGGCTGGATATTTTATGAAACAGTTCGAGAATGATATCCGTCCAGACAAGAAATATCCAAATGCCGGTACTAACTATATGGTTATTGATGAGAGTGTAGATTATGGTGTTCGTAATCTCAAAACATTCATTACATGCGTAGAAAAGTCAAATCCGGGATTTGCTGTTAAGTGGGGCGATAACTTCGGGCAGCAGTTCAAAGGTAAGCTGATCGGCGGCATCTTCCGTCTGGAGAAAGACTGGTACGAAAACAAAGAGGTAAAACGTCACAAGTTAGCATGGTTCCGCAGTATTGAAGGAATTAAGGATGCGGACATCCCAGAAGAGCGCACCACAAAAGCCTATGACGATCATCTGAAGGAAGAAGCTATCATGGGAGCGAATCCGGCAGGTACTGACTTTATGAATATTCCAGATAGCGTAGCAGATGATGTCCTTCCGTTCAATTAATATAGAGGTGAGTTAATGGGATATACACATGGAATACCATGGAACGACGATCTTATCAAAGAAAATATCATGATAGTTGTTGAGAAATTGAATTTAGATCATTTTCCAACTCATTCCGAAATGATAGAAGTTTTTGGAAACAAAAGCCTTGCTTGCAAGATTGCAAAGCATAAAGGGACTGTATATTGGGCTGAAAAACTTGGACTGCCTCTTAAATATTCTGATACAACTTTTGGAAACAAATATGAAATAAAAGCAATTTCAGATATTTACGAGAATGTCGGATTGAATAGTGTTCAAACAAGCTCAAGGCATCCTTATGATTTGCTTACTGATAACAGTGTAAAAATAGACGTAAAAGTATCTAAGGAATTTACAAACAATTGTAATTCAAAGGCATTTACATTCAACCTCGAAAAGAAAAATCCGACTTGCGACATCTTCCTTTTATATTGTTTGAATGATGATGAAACATATCGGAAGGTATTAATAATTCCTTCCTGTTCAACCATCGGAAAAACGCAAATAGGAGTAGGAGAGAATAGTAAGTGGAATCGTTACGAAAATCGTTGGGAGATTATAAAACAGTATAGTGAATTCTTTGGAAAATACAAATACAAGAAGGATGTGATCTGATTGGTCATACAATGTGATACACGTGAACATAAAAACGAATGGGAACGGATTCAGAATCAGTTTGACAGCCTTGAAGTACAATATTTCCGATCAAAGTTATACTGCGGAGACTATCAATCTTTGGACAATGCAAAGCTCTGTATTGACCGCAAAAAGGATTTGCAGGAGTTATGCGGAAATGTATGCCAGCAGCATGAAAGATTCAAAGCGGAGCTGATTAGAGCGCGTGAAGCAGGTATACAGTTAATCATCCTATGCGAGCATGGTCCAGATATTAAATCTGTTGGTGATGTGTATTTTTGGGAGAATCCCCGAAAACATAAAGTTATCTGGAGAACTGTAAACGGCAAGAGAGTAAAGACTGTGATATCTGACAAGGCTGTTGACGGCTGCCAGCTATATAAATCTCTTTGCACGATCAGAGATAAATACGGCGTCCGATTTGAATTCTGTACAAAAGAAGAAACTGGGCGACGAATCGTGGAGCTGCTATCATGACAAAAGAAGAAATCAAACAGTCGGTGAAAATGTCGGAGATACTTTCCAGGTATGGACTAAAACCGAACAGAGCAGGATTTATATGTTGCCCTTTTCACAAGGAAAAGTCAGCGTCATGCAAGATTTACGATGATTCCTTTTATTGTTTCGGTTGTGGAATCGGCGGTGATGTGTTTGATTTCGTGATGCAATATGAATCTGTTCCTTTTAGCACTGCATTCATTGAGCTAGGCGGTACTTATGTATCAAAAAAAGGTAAAAGCCGCAACCAGATTAGACATGAAGTGCGAGATATCAAATCAAAAAAATGTAATCCCACTCAGGATCCTAATGAGCTTGAGCAGGTAGAAAAGAACATACTTATGTACGAAACAGCGCTAAAAACCTTCCCTCCTGGTTCAGAAGAGTGGTATATGTGCCAGTTCAACCTTGAAAAAGAAAGAAGCAGATATGAAATATTGTCAGCTAAGGCAGGAGGTGAGAAGCATTCTTGAAAATATTGAAAATTTGCAAGCAAACGATTTTATGCAGAAGCAACTGTATGAAGAACTTTTTTCAATAAAAAGTAAAATCGACCGTTCGGAAGCTAAATTTAAGTTAATGGACAGGGCGAAGAGTGTAAGAGCAAAAAGCATAGCCGAGGAATTCATAAAAGAATTCCAGAAAGCAGAACAGGACAAGGAAAAAGAAGAAAAAGCAAATCGTTCTATGCAGTTAGTTGAAAATATCACAAACTTTTATGAGGATGATATTGGAAAAGAATATCCAAACATGGCTTGTGGCAGCTGGATAGCTACAGAAAACGGAATATTTTCTTCTGAAACATCCAAGGCGAGAGAACTTGTATGCCACCATCCAATCATGCCGATACGTCGATTGAAAAATATTGAGACAGGCGAAGAACAGATCACAGTGGCTTTTAAAAGAGATGGATACTGGACAGAAATAACTGTTCCAAAAATCGACATTGTGACTTCCAGGGCGATAACTAATCTTGCAAGGTTCGGTGTGCAGGTCAACTCGGAGAATGCAAGGCTTCTTGTGAAGTATCTGGCAGATGTGGAAATGTACAATGCCGATATGATTGACATACAGCACTCTACAAGCAAGTTAGGGTGGCATGGCAATGTATTTGTGCCTTACGACCTTTCAATCGTTTTTGATGGCGAATACCGCTTTAAAACACTATTCCAGAGTATACAGGAAAGTGGAGACTACTTCAAGTGGGTGACTCTGGCTAAACAGTTACGATCGTGCGGACGATTAGAACCACGAATAGCACTGGCAGCATCTTTTGCAAGTGTGCTTGTACAACCGCTTGATGCATTGCCGTTCATCGTAGACTTCTATGGACAGACAGGCGGCGGCAAGACGGTAACAATCAATATA